ATTGTTATTCGAGATACTATTACTCGCGTTGATGTTATCCGTTTGGTGAACTCATGCGATAGCGTTATTGCTTCCGATTCGCTCGTTATTGACAATCTCAAAGAACAATTAAACATCGAAGGCGAAAAGATTGACAACTTGCAAGAAGTGGTCGTTGCTTATGAACAGAAGTCGGACATATTGACCGAACAAATTAACAGTCTAAATGCTGATAAAAAGAAATTGGAGAAACAAAAAAAGCGCAGAAACCGCGCCTTAGTTGTAACATCGTCCGTCGCTATTTTGTCGACGTTTGTTCTTGCAATTTTACTTTAGATTCGGGAATGTAAAATTTCATTGAGAACTGGATTGCTTCGCTCAGGAATATATTGCGACTGTTCTCTCCGCGCTTCTCGTCAATCTCGTTCCACAGGTCTTTGTGTAAGTAGACACATATTCCTTTCTTAGTTTTGCTCTGCGCCATCTTCTTTGTTTTTAGTCATCATTGTTCCAATCATTAACGCTAAGTATATTTTTTCTTTTGCGTTCAAGTCCTTTCGTTGTGAAAGTTCCAGAAGAATATCTCCAAGAATCTTCCCTTGCTGGAAGTAGGTTGCGATTGAATTAACAATTTCTCGCTCACGATCATAAGTCATTTTGAGCGTTTCGTATAGTGGTGTTTGTTTCATTTCGTAAATGTATGCTAAATAATTCTAACCGACAACGTATTGTCCATAACTTGGATTGAGTTCGAAGTACATACGCATCATTATAGCGTCTGCAACGTCGGGAGAAATTCCTTCGCGGTTCTTGATAACGTCTTTGGGTGTTACCATTAACTTTCCGTCCACGTCAGCGCGGTGTCGTTTAATCATTTCAAGCTCACGCACGATTTGTTCTTTGCGCGTACTCGATAGAATCGTTACCTTGTTTTCTTCAACGTATTGCGCCAACTTGTAGTAACATTCGCTCTTTAAATTTTGGTATTGTGGGTGTTTTGGTTTTGATCCGTTGACAAACCCTCGACATTTCAAGAAGTCAACGACACCACCACCAACACCGTCTTCGTCGCAGACTACGTCTTGCAATAAAATTGAGTGTTGTTGACAGGTTAAACGAACTTTGTTTACGACTTCGTCCAACGCCGCACGATTCATTTCAATTATGTCGATGATAGTTAGACCTTCCCAAACGCAGATAATCGTTCTATCCTTACCGAAACGCGCAATGTCGGCTGTGATATATTTCTTGCCTTCGTTTATTACTTCGTTCCTAAACATTCGAAGCAAGTTCTCCGTTTGAAACAACTTGTCGCTATCATCGTCGAACTCCCAGTTACCTTCCAAAAGTCTTTTGCGGTCGTATTCGGGAAGGCGACGCAACGATTCAATGTAAGCAACAGGAAGGAAGGGATTGTCTTGCGGTAACGCTTGCACGAACGCGCGGTGTGAAGGCAATTCGTTGCGGTTGTTCTTCATGTAGAACTCGTTATACAACCAACCCTTCGAAGGATTACAGGACAAGAAGCCTTTCGGAATAAGACCGAACTCGTTCAATTTGTAACGGCAACGAGAGTGAACAATGCTGACCGCCTTTGCGGTTACTTCGGAACATTCGTCAATGAAGTAGTCTGTGATTTCTAACGATCCAAGTTGGTCGAAGTTGGGGTTTGAGGGATAAGTGAACAGGTCTTTTAGGACAATTTCGCTTCCGTTAAAAAACTTAATTATGTTTGATTGTCCGTTGAAAGTGTAGTGTTTGTCTGCAACTAAACCAAAGTCTTGCGCTGTTTCAAAGAACGTGTTTAACGTCGTCTTTTTTAACGTGTCTAATTTGCTTCGTCCAATAAGAGAACGCGTCCCTGCGTACTTCAAACGGCGTTGAATCTGCCACATACAACCGAACTTCGTCTTGCCACCACCTGCCGCGCCACCGTATAATAACTGTTCAACGATGCTGTCGGTATTCAAGTAGTTCAACGCTTCAACTTGACGCGGCAGGTATTCGGGTTTATATGGTTGCATTAAAATAGTTTTAGTTGTAGTTTTTCTAACCTGTCCATTTCAGCAATTACCTTGAAAATTTCATAGGCTACTTGTGGAACGATTGCATTGCCGTAACCCTTTATTGATTCTTGTCGCCATTTAGGAAAGGTAATTCCGTCCAGTTCGGTGGGAATCCCATCATCTCCGCCACAAATCGGGGATTGAGTTGGGAATCTTTCGAATGATAGTTCTTCTCTCCCTCTTCCATTTGACAATAAATTGATTTCATTGATACTCTTCTCGTTGGAAAATTGTCCAATGAGTTCGGAGGATACGCTCCCTTTGAGTCGAATACTGTCGGAGTTGGTAGCAGTCCCAAACTCGCTTTCCCACTCAACATTGATGCTGTTCCGTCCGACCTCTTCTGACCTTTCCAATCTCCCGCTATTGGAGTAGGTAGCATTGTAAGCGACGAACCAAACTCTATCTCTTCGGTGTGGCGCACCGACGGAACAAGCTGGCAATAATATCGGTTGTACGGTGTACCCTTGATTTTCCAAGTCAGTACACACTTCTTCGAAGACCACTCCCCCGTTCCAATTAGTAAGTCCACGAACATTTTCGCCCACAACGTAGGTTGGCTTAATCTCTGAAATGACTCTGAGCATATGCGGCCAGAGGTGTCGCTCGTCCTCTTTCCCAAGTCGCTTACCTGCACTTGAGTAGGGTTGGCAAGGAAATCCGCCTGTGAGTATGTCAATTGCTCCTCTGTGAATAGAGAAATCTGTCTTTGTGATGTCTTCATAACTGATTGAGTTTGGAAAATAATGACTTAAAACTTTGCGTGGAAAAGGCATCCATTCACAATGGAATGTATTGTTCCATCCCATCCATTCGGCAGCTAAATCAAAGCCGCCTATGCCGCTAAAAAGTGAGCCGTGTGTCATAATTCAAAAATATCGTTATTCAGGTTTGTTAAACTAGTGTAATGCATCGTTTCGGGGGTGAAATTAACGCCCAGCATTCCCGTGCGTCCGTTGCGATGTTTGGCGATTATGAACTCGGCCGTGTTAATTGGGGAATGAGCGTCGTAATATCCCGCGCGGTAAAGGAAGGCCACTACATCGGCGTCCTGTTCAAGGCTTCCCGAGTCTCTCAGGTCTGAAAGTAGCGGCCTTTTATCCTGTCGGGCTTCAACGGCGCGGCTGAGCTGGCTTAATGCGATTACAGGGAGCCCGTTTTCTTTTGCAATCAACTTGAGGCCTCTCGATATTGTGCTAATTTCCTGCTCGCGGCTTCCAAAATTCTTTTTATTTCCCGCGCTGAGTAATTGCACGTAATCAATAAACGCCGCTTTTACGTTGGAACGCTCGGCCAAAGTTCGAACGCGGGTTTTTAAATCGTGAATTGATAGGCCTGGACGATCGTCGATGTAAATCGGAAGGGCGTTTAACTTATCGACGGTTTGATAGTAGGTTATTTTCTCCTCTTTTGTGAGGGTATATTTCGCCAGTTTCTCGGCGTTCATTCCTGAAAGTATGGAGGCCAAACGAAAAACAAGTTGAGCCCGTGACATTTCGAGCGAAAAAAACGCGACGGGGTACCCGCTTTGAGCCATATTAAGGGCAACACTTAACGCGAGGGCGGTTTTCCCCATTCCTGGACGGGCCGCGATGTAAATTAAATCGCCTTTTTGATGCCCGCCGAGTATTTGATCGACGTTTGTTATTCCCGTGGGTATTCCTGAGAGCCCGTGGCGCTCGCGCTCCTCAATGCTTTGCGAGGTTTCGGGGGTTATTTGGGAAATATGCGAGGTTTCGCCCTTGAGGTTTGATTTAATGAGGTCGGTTAGTTGTAACGAGTAGCTGTTATAAAGGTCGAACGGGTCGTTTTCAGGCGATAACGCCTCTTCAGCTAACCGCGCCGCCATTTTAGCCAGCTCCCTTTTAAGGTACATTTCCACCATCTGAAGCGCCCACGTCTCGAGGTTAGCGGTGGAGCTTACGCGGGTCGTTAATTCTGATAGGTAAAGGGGCCCTCCCGCCGCGCTCAATTGTTTCGATTTCCTGAGCGTTTGAGTAACGGTTAAAATATCGATGGGTAAATTTTCACTTTTCAGTTTTAGGATAGAATCGAAAATAAGCCCATTACGCGGGTCAAAAAATTTTTCGGGGGTTAGGATACCCTCAACGCGTTTAAGTGCGTTAAAATCGAGGAGAATAGCTCCTAGGGCTATTTTTTCGAGTTCGGTATCGTTTGGTGGTGTTAACATGGGTGGTTTTCGGGTTATCCGTGGGGGTTATACTTGTAAAGAATATCGGAGCCAGGAACTAATTCGCGGTCGAGTTGGCGGTAAACCTCTTCGGGTTTGGTTGCTTTTGGTTTATCCTCGAGCCAACGGCCGCCCCTCATTTTTTGGCGCCAATTTTTGACGGGTGTACCTTTGGAATCTATCCATTCGCCGTCGGTGTAATACTGCCAAGCCTTGGCGCCAGCCTCAGCGGTGGAACCGTTTTCGATAAACCAAGTTTTTACCTCCTCAAGGGTTGGCGGGGTAAATTCTTTTTTTATAGACTTTTTTTCTTGAGTAACATTACCATTACCCTTTACATTACCCTTTACATTTACATTTACCGCTACGTTTGCTAAGTCCTCATTAGCAAAATTAGCATTTGCTAGCATTAGCTATAAATTAAATTTACATAATCCATTAAAAGAAAATCATTGACAAAATAAGTTTACATAATTAATTTAAAAATAATTTAAAATTACAATTAATTTTATGAAAAAAAAGACACAAAAAGAAATTCTAATTGAAAGTGCTGATGAAGTCATCGAGATGATCGAGAATGATTTTAGTTATAAAAGTATTGCAACTAAATTTAGTGTTGATGTTAGAGAGGTAAATTATTTTGTTAATCATTCGCAATTCTCCGCGCGTGCGCGTGAAGCATTATCAAATAGTGCTGACAGAGCATTTGACAAAGCGGAAGAAGCACTTCTAAATATTAATGTTGGCGACGATAACGCAATTATAACAAGACAACGCGAACTAGCACATCACTATAGACGCAAAGCGGCAGTAAAAAATAGAAACAAATTTGCAGATTCGCACAAAATACAAGCAGAAGTAAAAGACACTAGCTCAACTAGCTCATGGCTCGGTGAAGTATTAAGTGAAATTGATAACAATAAATAATTGTGAATAATTCCATCGACGAAAAAAAAAGAAAATTAGCCGAACTCTTGAGTAGCAAGGCTTGGCGTATGTCTAATTTATATTACTGTAAAGATGAGAATGGAAAGGAATTTAAGTTCATTTGCAATGAAGCACAAAGCGAGTTAATCAACGAAAAGCACCCGCTCAACATTATTCTTAAAGCCCGCCAGCTGGGCATTACAACATTTTACTGTATTAATTTTCTTGATGATTGCTTATTTAATAGCAATATTACAGCCGTTTTAATTGGGGATGATTTAGAAGACGCAAAAAAATTATTAAGAGACAAAGTCCGTTATGCTTACGACCGCTTACCTTCGGAGATTAAAGAGCATCGCAAGCTACTCACTGATTCAACCGAGATTATGCGGTTTAGCAATGGTTCATCTTATTCCGTCACCACCTCGGCACGATCGGGAACAGTTCAACGCTTACACATTACAGAATTCGGTAAGATATGTCGCAAGAGTCCCGAGAAAGCCGAAGAAATAATGAGCGGTTCGCTTAATACAGTGCATCAAGGTCAACAAATAGTAATTGAATCAACAGCACAAGGAGCAAGCGGGCATTTCTTTAGTTTATGTGATGTCGCAGAAAGAAAGATGAGAATGCGAGATGAGCTAACGGCACTTGATTGGAAGTTTCATTTTTTTGGCTGGTGGAAAGACAAGAAGTATAAGATGGACGCCGATTATAGACTAAGCGATAAACAAAGCGATTATTTTTTAGAGCTTGAGAACGAGGGCATAAAGCTAACAAGACAGCAACAAACTTGGTATTGCAAGAAAGAGGAAACTCAGGGCGACTTAATGAAACAAGAATTCCCAAGCAATTCAAAGGAGGCGTTTCAAAAAGCTATCGTTGGTGCTTACTGGTCAAAGGAGTTAATTAAAGCGGAACAAGATGGAAGGATAGGAAGAGTAAGCGTTGATAAATATTTACCTGTGCATACCGCTTGGGATTTGGGTATTAATGACACAACTTGCATTTGGTTCTTTCAAAAAAAAGGTTTTGATTTTACTTTAGTTGATTACTACGAAATGAGTGAAGAGCCACTACCGCACTACTTTAAGATTCTAAAAGATAAAGACTATAATTATGGCTACCACTTTGCCCCGCATGACATTTCAAAGCGTAGTTATTACGATGGCAAGGATGGATTAGAGATCGCTCAACAATTTGGTTTTCGATTTGAAAAAATAACAAGAGCACAAAATAAAATGGATTCAATTAACGAAGCAAGAGCGTTATTAAGCCGTTGCTGGTTTGACGCGAAGAAATGCGAGATTGGCATTGGAAGACTAAGAGAATATCGAAAAAAATATAATGAAAAACTAGGTTGCTTTATGGACCAACCCCTTCACGATATTAACTCTAATGGTGCGGATGCTTTCCAAACTTTTGCGGCTTCATGTCATCGGCTTGAAACTTTTAAACAAGACAATTATAACTATGAAGATGAATATATTCTAGAAGAGTTCATGAACGCATCGAATAGAAATTCAATCACGGGTTATTAAAAAGTGCTTGACAAATATTTTGATATAGTTAATTATATTTAATTATTAGATAATTATAAACATTAAACAAATTTAAAAATTGTTAATTCAAAAAGATTCTTACAATTCAAAGCTTGATTTTCAAACTATTTTGTCGACTGACAATCTAGCTAGTATATTATCCGAAGAAACTAAAACACTTATTGCAAGTGAAGTCATAACTAGATATAACACTGACTTACAATCTCGTAGCGAAAAACAAAAAGTATTGCAAGATTTAGTCAAATGCACCCTAGCAATTGGCGATAAGCGTTCATTTCCTTTTGAAGGTTCATCTAATATAATGTTTCCTTTAATTTCTACAGCGTGTGTTGAATTTTCCGCAAAATGTTATACCGAAATTTTTAAAGACGGTAATATCGTAAAAGCTAAAATTATTGGAAATGATGATGGCGAAGTGATGAAAGACCGAGAAGGTAATGAAATGAGAAACGAAGATGGATCAATTGCTATATTAGATGAAACAGGCTTGCCAGCAATTCAAAATGTAGGTGCCAAGCTTAAACGCGGTCAGAGAGTCGCAACAGTGATGAACTATCAATTAAACGAAGAGATAGAGAATTACGAAAAAGACATGGACGCTTTATTTATGGCTTTAGCAACGCTTGGCATAATGTTTAAAAAGAATTATTATGATAATAATGACCAATGCATAAAATCAGATCTAATTTATCCCGACAAGTTAATTATTAATGATTTTGCCACATCTTTTGATGCACCAGTTACGCATGTTATTGAAAAATATCCGCAAGATGTCGTTTCGTCAATTCGTAGTGGTGATTACATTGATTTTGATTTTAATCCAGAGGCACAAGATAGTGCATCTTTTGATAATTCTTTAGATGCTAACGACGAAAAACAAACAAGTGATGAAGCGTCGGCGGGTTTAGTTATTTTTTTAGAGCAACACAATTATTTTGATTTAGACAACGATGGATACCCAGAGCCATATATTGCAGTAGTTCATAAAGCTACTAACAAATTGATTAAGTTGGTAAAAAGGTTTAATGAAAAAGATGTTAGCTATAATAAAAAACAAGAAATAATTAAAATTAAACCTATAAAATTTTTTATCGCATATAACTTTATTCCGTCCCCAGATGGGTCTTTTTACTCAATTGGATTGGGACACTTGTTATACAACATAAATTCTACGATTAATTCAAATATTAATCAACTCAATGACGCTGGAACTTTACAAAATACGGGTGGCGGGTTTATTGCTAAAACATTAAATATTTCTGGAGGCATGAAACCATTTAAGCTATCAGAATGGAAAATGGTTGATTCTTATGGCGGAAGCATTCGTGATTCTATTGTTCCCTTGCCACACGCTGAACCATCGCAAACTTTATTTGTTTTAATGCAATTTTTAGTAAATGCAGGTAAAGAATTGGCTTCTTTAAGAGATGTATTGACTGGTGAAAATGCTGGAAATATTGCTGCTACTACTTATATGGGAATGGCAGAGCAAGGGCAAAAACAATTTAAGAGTGTTTTTAAAAGAATCTACAATTCACTAAAACAAGAAGTTAAGATATTTTACGAAATAAATTCAACTTATTTATCTCAAAAAAAATATTCTGAAATTTTAGATATTAAGTTAAATGAATCGCCAAATGTTAAGGAAGATTTTGATTTAAAAGGTTATGATATTGTCCCAGTCGTAGATCCTGAA